ATCTCATCACGTTGCGGCCGTACTTCACGACGCCGAGCCAAACTCGATTCCAGAAGATGCTTTCGTTGATGGTGCGTTGTCGGCTCGGGTGATTGCTACCGATGCTATCGACTCCGATGCAATGGCAGCAAGTGCAAACACTGAAATCGCCAACGCAGTAGCGGCGACACAGGCCCTTAGCAGACTCGATAGCATGATCGAGGATAATGGCAGCGGGCAGTTTAGGTTTGACACGATCGCGGTATCAATGGTTGTGGGCGGCGGCGGCCAGGGCGGTGCGGTAAATATCACGGTTGAAGACAGAAGCATAACGGTGACGTAATGGCTCGCATTGTACGCAAAACGTTTAAAGTTGACGGCGTTGCGACCAACGTGACGTCGGCGAAGCTCTCGGACCCAACTGGAACCTTCGGGGTCAAGCGCAACGACACTGATGCAATTGTGGTCGCTGACAACACGTCAATGACTCTAGTTTCGACAGGAACGTACCAGTATGAGTTTGCTGACTTGCCAAACGTGGCTTACACGGCTTACGTTGAGTTTGTCTACGGCGGGTCAACGTATCACTTCGAAGTGGACTTCGCGGCAGCGGCTAGCGTGTCAGGAGGCGGCCCAGTCAGTTACCTTACTCTCAGAGAGCGGGTAGGTCATTACTTGTTCGGCGCGGAGGTTGGGACGGTCTTCGCTACCGATCAGTTGACCAGAATTAATTACTGCATTCGAGATGGCTTGAGTCGAGTTTACGCAGCGCATGAGTGGTCCTTTTTCAGACCGTTGGTTGACGTGACTACCACGGCACCTTACGCAACAGGGACAATTACCATTGCCGCAGGTGTCGTTACGCTCGTAGGAGGCGTATTCCCGAGCTGGGCAGCAAGCGGAGTGCTGATGGTGGGTAGCAAGTACTACTCGGTTGCCAGTCGCGGGAGCAATACTCAAATCACCCTTGACAATACCAGCGTCACTCAAGCTAGTAGCGCAGCCTACAAACTGGCGATGCCAGAGGTGGCAATGGACGTTTCCTTCGACTCAGTGGCAAACGACAGCGACTTGGCGTACTACCCTGGTCCAGACCAGTGGTATCCATCGGTGAGCAATCGCCACGATTCAACGATACGTAAACTAGAGGCTGACAACCCAGAGTTTAGCCGTCCTTGCTACTACTCAGTGAGGACCAGCAGGTTTGATCCAGCGGTAGGGAGCAGGAAGACCCTAGCGTTTTACCCTGCTCCTGATGCAGCATACACCATGCGAGTGCCGATGATTCTCCGTCCGGTGGAGCTCAATGAAGCCAGTCTTTTTCCTGTCGGTGGGGAAATGCTCAGCCAGGTCATCCTTGAGGCTTGCTTGGCAGCGGCAGAGCACAATTACGAGGAAAGAGAGCATGTCCACGAGAAGCGATTCCTTGAAATGATCGCTTTAGCCATCCGAAATGACATGGAACGGTCAAGTCCGACAAGTTTAGGACCAGATGCACCCCGCGGCGAGTATGGAAATCGTAGCGTTTTCGATTATGATTACCGTAGCCGAGAACAGCGAATTGGACGGTTGACAATTGGAGGACAGATTCAGTGACAACACAACGATACAGTGCTCATATTCCAGCGGTGACGATTGGAACCTCGATTGCCGCGAGTTCAGTGATTGATTTCAGTAGCTCCGAAACTGGGAGGGTGCATATCCCTGCGGGTTCGTCTCTGACGACATTGAACTGGTATGCTAGCTTGACTGACAATGGGGTTTACACCCAAGTCAGGGACGGCTCGAATGCTGACGTTACGTCGACCGTGGCGGCAGGGTTTAACTATGCGTTCCCTGCGGCTTTGATTGGCGCAAGTTTTTTGAAGATCGTCGGCAACGCTGCGGGTGTTGCTGGCATCACCATGAAAGATTGATTTTTTACTCAAAGGAGAGTAAGCATGTCGGAGCATAATATTTTGAATGAGTTGCTTGGTGCGTTTAGCAGTAACGGTCCTGGTTTGGTTCCGTTGATCGCTTCGACGGCTGGAACTCAAATCCCTGACGAGCGGTTGGTTCAGTTCGTCATCCCAACCTGGGGTAACGCGAACAACATCTTGATTCTTCCGAATCCAGAGCCAGGCAAGATCGTCATCATTGCCGGCGCGGCAACTGGAGGTGAGTTGCGAACCACGGCTCCAGCAACGATTGCGATTAACGGCGGCACTGGTGCTGCTGCTGAGTCGGCGGTTGCTGCCAACCAGATGGTCATTTGCATCTGCGAGTCAGCGACTTCGTGGAAGGCGTTTACCATTGCGAGCAACGGAACGACCGCAGGACTCGAAGCCGCAGCGTAATCGTTGACATGCCAACCAAAGAGATACTATTCCCCTCGGGCGTGAATCGACGCTTCTCATTTCGTCAAGAAGTGGGCAGGCGCGATCGGTATTTCAGTCCTTGGTCTGTCAATTGTCGCATAGAGGACTTCCAGGGTCGCCTTCGTGGTGGATCTTGGTCGCCTACTGCTGCTGGATCGGTGCCTGCGACACAAAGCAACTACTTTGCCAGCGGTAGCAATGCGATAGTAGACGACAGCGGGAATCGCATTGTTGCGAGCTCTGGTGTTGCCGCGGTCCACAGTGGCGGGGTGGTTTACGTAGATCCAGGATCGAACGCTCCAGCGTCCCACGGTGCTCAATGCGTCTATCGCGATCGATTCATCCGTCCTTCGGGAAGGATCATCTTCGCTAGCCGGCAGAGCGTTTACACCGATTGGTCGTTGAGTGCTGACGTCAGCGACATGGCGCGTCCGTTCGTTATCCAGTTGTCCGAGGCTGGAGAGATCGGAACTGACATTGTGGCACTGATTCCGCACAAGGATGCCTATCTGTTGGCGGCGACGAGCGGTTCGCTTTGGGTGGTTCAGGGGGATCCGACTGCCGAGGGGACGTTGCGAAACATCTCTCGAAAGGTCGGCATGGTGGGTCCAAAGGCTTGGTGCCGTGATCACCTCGATCGGTACTACTTCCTGTCGTCGCATGGTCTTTACACCGTGTCGGCGTCTGGCGACGGTTTGCAAGCGATCTCCGAGGATGTTGTCCCTGAGCAACTCACAGGGGTTGCCGATGCGTCCACGGTGCTGGAATACGACCATGAAACTCGGTCGGTGCGCATTTATATACCGTCAGCGGCGGTTTCCTGGATGTTCGATACCGAGCGAATGGGGTTCTGGCCGTTCAAGGTTGGGAACTCTAGCTCGCATGTCGCTCTGGGTCCGATTCAACTCGGGAACAGCAACAGCTACGGCAGGTTGATTCAGTTGCATGGCATCACCGCTTCTGGGAGTGTGAATGTCACCTGGAGGGTTATGGTGGCTGATACGGCAGAGCAAGTGAGCATCAACGCCAAAGCGGCGATTGAGGCTTTGGTTGCTGGCACTACGCCATCGAATGTTCACAGTAGCGGCGTTTGGGCGGCTGGTGTAAATCACCGTTGCTACCCTCGCGCCAGGGGTAAATACATGATCCTGCTCATCTCGGCTGCAAGTGGCAACTGGGCGTGGGAAGGTGCGAGTGCAGTGATAGAGCCTTCTGGGGCGTGGAGGTAGATCGTGCCTGATGTAACATTCTCCGAATGGATTGCTGGCTTGCCAGTCGATACGCTTACGGGACCAGAAAAGGTTCCGGTGCTTGACGGCACGACGTCTCGTCATGTCACGGCGACATTGCTTGCCGCATTTGTCGTCGACACGCTCCATCAAGCTCCAGTGATCACAACGGTTGCTGACGCCGATGAACTCAACGTGTTTCAATCGGACATCGAAAAGATCATCACGGCTCAGAACTTCTTCAATTGGGTGGTGGACAAACTCGAAGCGATTGAAACGAGCGCGACGATCGTCTCTGGCGACAAGTTGGTGTTCAACGACGGCGGCATTCTCAAGCAGATCGACATCGATAACGTCAAGACGTTCCTCAACTCCTCGGCGGTGTCTCTCGGGAACCAAATCGCCAGCTTGTCTGCTGCAACATTGGCTGACACGGATCAGTACGTCGTTGCGCAAAC